AACATTTTGAGCAAGTCTTAAATGACAATATCCCCGGTAACGGGGAAAACTGGGTAATTATTAATGCCTTTGGCGGGTCAGGGTTACTAAGCCATACGGCAAAACAACTAAAACCTGAAGCTCATGTAATTTACAACGATTTTGACGGCTACGCTGAGCGATTAAAGCATATTGACGATATCAACGCATTACGCTCTCAACTTTATTTTGCCGTCAGTAACGCTGTGCCAAAAGATAAACGGATGACAAAGGAATGCAAGGCAGAATGCGTCAAAATCATTCAAGAGTTTGATGGATATAAAGACTTAAACAGCTTGGCAAGTTGGTTGTTATTTAGCGGTAATCAAGTTAGCACACTTGATGAGTTATTTGGTAAAGACTTTTGGCACAGCATTCGCCAAAGTGATTATCCACAGGCTGACGGTTATTTAGATGGTGTGGAGGTGGTTCAAGAATCATTTCATTCACTACTCCCTAAGCATTCAAATAACCCTAAAGCATTATTTGTGTTAGATCCGCCTTATCTTTGCACAAAACAAGAGAGTTACAAGCAGGCAACATTCTTTGATTTGATTGATTTTCTTCGATTGATACATTTAACAAGACCACCGTATCTATTTTTCAGTAGTACCAAATCTGAATTTATTCGGTTTATTGACGCAATGATTGAGGATAAATGGGATAATTGGCAGGCATTTGAGGAGTATCAACGTATTACATTACAGACAAATGCAAGTTACAATGGTCGATACGAAGATAATATGGTTTATAAGTTTTAACCTTTAAAATTTAAACGCCTTTTAATGATGATTTAAAAGGCGTTTTTTTCCTATAATGGTTATTTATTTTGCATAAAAGTGTGAGATGACTTATGCAAAATAAAGTCCTATTTTATGCAAAAAATTTCGCGAATTTATAATCCGCAATTTTAGGAACCATTACCGTAAAATTTCACGAAGACACATTAAAAGCATTACTTACAAGTAAAATTCAGTCTGCCAATATTCCTGCCTCAGAAAAATCTACTCTACTTTCTGCATTGAAGAATCTAAGCGGAAAAGCCCTAGAGCAGGTAATAACGAAATTGGTTGATCTTGGCTTTGAGAATGTGGATCAAGCAATTCCTCTGCTGAAAATAGCGTTTGAGTCTTTACAGAAATCTGTTTCTTAAACGCTAAGGTGCCGATTAGATTCCCCGATTGATTGCGAACAGGTAGTGAAAATTGCTCAATTGCGTGTTTTTGGGAAGAATTAGGAATAGAAAGCATTAAGCGATCTTTTTCATCTAACCAAATCTCAATCCCCAAAAATGCGAAAGGCTGAACAAGTTTGCTATCTTCCATTTTCCACCACCAACAAAAAAGCCCCAAGCATTTCTGCTAAGGGCTGTTAAAATTCATTTGTGCGTTGCTTGCGTGCAAAAACCGCACTATAGTTTTAATCATATACTTTCAGTGCACACTTTGCAAGTATTTTTTCAATAAAGTGCGGTCGGTTTTTTAGTTAATTTTTACAGAATATCGAGTTGAAATCCGATTTTCTTTGGTTCGTAAGCTCGTAAGTATTTTAATACTCGCCAGTTGCTACTTTGTTCACAGGCAAATTGCTCTGTAATGCGGTTTAATGTGTCATGCGATTGACGAATGGTGTAGTTATACTCAACGCCTAAATCACGCACCGTAGCGGCGTAATTCGAACCGATTTGTCTCAATGCCGGATAAAGTACCCGACACATTTCGGCACAACGGAGTAAAGCAAACCAAGCCCATGTTAATTGTTGGAGTTCGTGTTCAGCAAATTCAAAGGAATAATGCTCGTTTTTCTTCGGTTCGATCAATTCCCCCTCAAGTGCGATTTTATGCACATATTCCACCGCACTTTGTAATTTGTCTGCCGGAATGTCTTCTATGCTTTCCACATTCATATATTGATGAACAAGATTGTAGGCTTCGGAATAAATCAGTCCTTTCTTACTCACCAACATATTGACGGCATTGCGTAAGCCTGTGCGATCATCTACTGTGGTTTTATGTTCGTATTTTCCTGTTTTGCGGATCTGCGGTAACACTTCTGATGTTACCCATTTTCTAAAACGATGAGGGATAGATCCTTTTTTCACGGCATCACGGCAACGTAAGATCAAGGTGTACATTCCGCTTTCGCTGACAATGTTCATTTCTTGTTTTCCACCAAGGGTGTCGGTTAAAGCGACACCCTTTTCATCTTCATCTAATCTCTCGATTGCATCACGATAATTAGAGATATTAATAGCATCACAAAGATCCTTAGCAACAAACCAAAGTTCATTATTGATAGCTAAAGTGCGGATAGAATTTGATTCAAAATTGAAGGTTGAGAGTTGAGTTTGATTAGACATGGTTGTCTCCTGATTATTTTATTTTCGAAATTAAGATTTACCCATATAAGGGTTGCCAAGAGGTTCGAAAGCCCTAATCAGAAAGGCTGGGATTATTCCCCTTTCGGGTGTTGTATTCTCCGCCCTCTCGGCATAGATTAAATTTTAGGTATGCACAATCAAAATTCGCAGGAAGAGAGAAAAGAGATCACGAATTTTAGGCATAAAAAAACCGCTATGCTTTCGGGTGCGGATTTCCGCTGATTAAAAGGTTTCGACACCTTAAATAGGATAATACAAAAAAGCCCCATTGATTGCAATAGGGCTTTTGATTTTTAGCTACTTTGTTTTTTTCTGAAATTTTCATCGTTTGTGCAATATTCTAAAGAATCACGGATCAAGCCGCTAATTCTTAAAATATTCTCAGGATAATCAAGAATAATTTGATTACTTGATAGCTCTAATCCTGCTCTTTGAATTTCTCGCTGATGTTCTTCTGTAAGGTCAATAGGAATGACTATTGATGGGCGCTGTTTATTATCATAATAACGCAATATCCAACGATTAGATTTACCTTGATAGAGAATGCTGAAATAGCTTTCCGTATCTTTAGCGATAATATCTATCTCGTCCCCTAAGATCATTTTAACGTAATCCAATAATAACCTTTCAGTATAAGTCGTAACAATTTTGCTATTACTTGGATCGATTATCGGTGCAGTTTCATCTACGACTTGTTCTGTTTCCGTAGTATCAGGAATATCCACCTCTTGATTTCCGGTTAAACCCGATACAACCATTGCACTTACCGCTTTTTCTACCGCTTGTTTGACTATCGGTGTAATGCTTTCAATAAATCGTTGATTCAATTGTCGCCCAATATTTGAATGGCTTGCAACATAACGAACGAAGTCAGCATTAATCTCTTTTAAACTACTTGAAATAGTTTTTGTAAATGTTGATAAATAAATACTTTCTTCTGCTAATGTTCTTAATGCTTCAGGTTGAAATTTGTCATGGCAAAATTGGCTTAATTGCCCGATTTTAGAATGATCCAACGATTCAAAATTGATACGCAAGAATGGTGTATCGTCCATTATATTTTTTTCTTTTAGATCAGTAAAAAAACGCCATTCTCGACCATTTGTAATAGCGGCAACAGCCACTTCAGGTGTTGCGTTAAAATATCGGGCAAGCTGCGGTGCATGGTTTGTGAGATTTTCAGAATAGGCTTTGGCTTCAATAAACATCACCGGAACGTTATGACAAAACAGAGCATAATCTACTCTCTCACCATTTTTGACACCAACAAAATCAGCCATATATTCTGCTTTTACTTTTGTTGGATCATAAGCACTAAATCCTAAAATATCCAAAAATGGCAAAATTAACGCCTGTTTAGTTGTTTCTTCTGTCGTACAGTGTGAGCCTACACGTAAGATATGTTGAGCATGAGATAAAATACGATCTTTAAATACTTGGTCTGTCATAACTTTTTCCTTAGGTTGATTAGCCCTTTATATTCAACTATAAGATCTAATTAAATAAAGCGATCTAGATCACAAAACAGAAAAAAGGGTTCAATTAATTGATTTGTTGAGTAATTTTTAGGCGGGTAACATAACCTTGCTTTGTGTAACGCATTGCGCTACAATCACACCACTCATTATTAAAACGACTTGCTATGATACTTTCTTTCAAACACAAGGGACTGGAAAAATTTTACAAAACCGGCTCAACCGCAGGCATTATCGTTGCACACTCGGCTAAGTTGAAACGGATCTTAGCCCGTTTAAATAACAGTAAAACCGCTCAAGATATGAATATCCCCGGTTGGAATTTACACCCCTTATCCGGCAATCTTGCCAATCATTGGAGCGTAAAAGTCAATGGCAATTGGCGTGTGACATTCAAATTAGAAAATGGGCATGCTGAGATTGTCGATTACCAAGATTATCATTAGGAGATTATTATGCGTATGCACAATCCCCCACACCCGGCAGAAGTTATCCGTGACGATATTTTGCCGGAACTCGGTTTAAGTGTTACTGAGGCAGCTAAACAGTTAGGCGTAAATCGTGTCACACTTTCCCGTTTATTAAACGGTAAGTCCGGCATTAGTGCCGATATGGCATTACGCTTGCATATTTGGCTTGGAGAAAACAGTCCTAGCCCAGAAAGCTGGTTACACCAGCAAGCCGACTATGACTTATGGCAAGCCTCTCAAAAAGCAGACTTCTCAATAAAGCCTATTTTTGCTTAAAAATAAGGGCTCTTAGTGAGCCCTTTATTATGCCATAAATACCATTTTTCCTGTATGTAACATAAGTTTTAGTGATGTTTTCGCTGTTTTTAGACGGTTAAAATATTCTCTACGGGATATGTTAAGGCAACAATGAATATCGCTAATTTCCCAGCGATTAACATAGGTCAGCATAAACACATCATAAAGCTCAGGGTTTACTTTATACATAATCAGCATACATTCGTTAATCTGCATTCCCAGTTCATCAGAAATCGGCTCTAAATACGGTTTATAGGCATACTCGGCGTTAGGCTTAACTTGAGCAAATCCGGCTGATACACGAGGAAATTCCGTACCATAACGAGGGGTCGCCCAATATCCCCACTGCACCGCTACTCTATCGATATTAATACTACTCATTTAGCCCCTCTAATGTTTTAATTTTTGCTTTGTAATACTTGATAATTTCTTTGCAATCTTCGATGGTGTTAATCAAGCTCAAGTCCTCTTGAACCAAGCTCAAATTTATTTTTATATTTAGGGACAGAATGCTTAACCTTTGAATTTGGGTGAGTCATGCTTGGAGAAAACAACGCACTTTCAATAGACCATCCGGCTTTAATTCGATTTAATATCGTATTTCCTGCAACTGTTACCCTATCTTGTCTTGCCCACTCGTTAGCAGTCATTGTTACCCCATTAAATGTTATTTTTGAATGTCCTTTATGAGTATATTTAGGTATTAATGAATGGCTGCGCATCACATTACAACCACGGCATATCGGTCTAAGATTACTTGGCGTATTGTTAGCTATATCATTATCAATGTGATCTACATGACAATTACGCCAAGTTAATTGAGAGCCGCAAAACTGACAATGAGGCAATTTATCACCGTAGATCGAATAAACTACAAGTCTATGCTCGTAAACATATCCATCACTCATTGCCAATGGATGTCTTGGCTCAAAAAGTAATTGATAACCTTTCATGTTACTTCTGCGATACTGTCGGGTAGGTTTGGGCAATAAATCGTAAGTACCATTCCGCATAAATCTAAAATAATGTTTTTGGCATACACAATCTGCTTTGTACATAGCCTCTCTATCGCAACCATCAATCTTGCATTTCATTTTCTAGCTCCTTGTTTTTAGCTCGGTATAATTTAAGCATTTCTTTTAGTTCAGCTATTTCCCATTTTTTTATCCGGTGTTGATTTGTCTCTAGCCACTCAACTTTTTCACTTCCGATCTTATTTACAAGCCTTGGTCTATACCCGTGGATATTCCCGCCGCCAACGAATAAATTGCATCTAATGCAACCGGAGTGAATATTGTCTTCGTGGAACCGTAAAAATGAACTTCTACCCTGAGGGATAAAGTGTGATGCTTGAAAACTTGGTTTCCATGGCGCACCGCAAGCAATACAAGGCACTCCTTTGTCACGCAATCTAATAAATTTATTAACTTCTTTCTGTAACGCTTTAAGCCAGTGCCCACGATCCGTTTCTTTCAACTTAGCCTTACGCTCCTTTAGGTTTTTCTTTTCGGCTTTTTCTCGGGCTTTCTGTTCGCTATCTCGGACTAACTCAATAGCACATTTCGGACTACAAGCCTTTTGCATCGAGTTAAATGGGGTAAACGCTTTGCCACAGGATTTGCACTTCTTTGGTTTGAGTGATTTAGTTCTCATCTTCCCCTCTAAAAAACGCATAAAGCTGATTAATCACATTTTCATCGGTGGTATTGCCGAAAACGTGCTTTAGTGCAGCGTTAATCACCGCACTTAGGCATTCCCCACGCTCAATATCGTCCATCTCGTCAAACTTTAAACTCTGTGCTTCTCGGCTGATTTCCCCAGTGTCAAAATCAACATACTCATCAAAGAACCCGGCAAGAATCGTTAATCGTTTGCGAAAATGATTGAATTGTTTTACTTCGTCGGCAAACTCAAGCCCGCTGTTTTCTGTCGTCCAGTGATCGAAACAGAATTTAAAAAATGCAAATAATTTACGGTGCAATCTAGGGTTATTGACTTTCTTTAGCTCGATTTCATAAAGCCCACCGTTTTCAAGTCGTTTCAGTTTATCTAGATACATATCATCAGCGGGACAAAGGATTCCACCGGCATTTTTAATCATCGGGATTTTCATTCTTGATACTCCACACCCAACGCTTCCAAGCCAAAATAACCGCAGGATTTTGTGCGATTGATGGCGCATTGCTCACTTGCCTGCGGGTATGGCACCGGCTTGATTAAATGGCCGTGACATCTAAATCTATCGTCCGACCATTCGCCAATAAATGCCGACACCGGTTCACCGTCCCATAAATCTTCTAATTCCGCACCGCACTTAGGGCATTTAAAGCGATTGTCCGTCATAATACCCACCGCACTTTTTCACAAAATCCAATTCCACTTGACGTGTTACAAAGCCCTGCATAAACGGATCGAACACCGCCACCATAGAGCCTTTGTTATTGCCTTTGACTTCTTGACCCGTAACCGGGTGTAAGAAATTGATTCGCCCACCTATGATGTCGATAACCTCCGTGGCGTTTTCTTGAATCAGCTTGTACCACTTGGTGCTTTTATCTGCCGGTAACAACATCACCACTAAATGACCTTGTGCCATTAATTCAGCTGCACGTTTTACAAATGGCATTGGGTCGCTGTAAGGCGGATTGACGAAGATTCGACTATTTGCCATGTAACAATTAAACTCAAGGAAATTCATCGATTCCGTGACGAAATAAGCACATAAGGCGTTACGGCTACCGGCACAACCATCTACGTTGAAACGGAAACGCAAATTAAGCCAGTTGAAAAAATATTTCGGTGTGCGATAGTGGTCTTTGTTAAATTCGGTCATTGCATTGCTCCTCGCATCTTTGCCATAAAACGGTCTCTTGCTTGATCTGCCCGTGCCTTGTCATAAAAACTTGGTTTTTCCGAAATCATTTTTGGAATATCCTCAAAAGGGAAATTTGACCGCACTTTTTCTGCCGCCTCATTGAGTAATTTCTCAATGACTTTGCGTGTGTCATCCTCGGATTTTTTGCGGCATTTTTCATAGAGATTCTTCAAGAGCCAATATTCAACTTTTGAACGATATTGAAATTCGTCCCGATTGAATCGGGCATAGCCCAAAAATGTTTGGTAGCGTTGGTATAATTCCGCTTCATTCGGTAAGCCCAATGCGTGATAGTCAACCCATTGGCACCAAGAAACAAACAACCCCACGCTTGGCAAAAATTTATCTGTAGATTCCTCGGCAATGGTTAGCCCTTTTTCAAGTTGAGATCTGGTAATTTTTTTCTTCACCAACACACGCAACCACGTTTGTTTGGTTTCAAGATAATCCGCCTCAGTCTCAAATGCAGTACGCCAACCGGGAAAAATCCCTTTCAATTTCTGAAAGAGCCAATTAATCATTGCTTCGGCACGTTGCGCACGTTCCGGCGGAATTTGGTTTAATTGAGATTGTGTCGCTAAAGATTCCATTGCTGTCCATCCACGGTGATGCTCATTCCGGCAGACCACCCCGTCTGCGTATCGTCAAATTTTGGCTTGTTTGGAGGTGCCATCCCTCGCAGTTTTTCATCACGCCAATCCCAAGTGGCGTTAAAGCCCTGCCAGTTCCGTTCAATCATAATTTCAATCACCTCGCCAATTGAAATCCCTGCTCTGTCCGCCTGTTTCTGCAAGCGATTCATCTGGGTTTCGCTAATCATGCCCTTTTTGGCTTTGCGGTGTGCAATAAAATCTTTGGCAAGCTGACCGGTTATTCCAAACTGCTCAAGCAAAATTTCAGCCTCGCTTTTTTGCGTAGTTTTTTTATTAGGGTTAATTGATGGTTCAATTGACGGTTCTGGGTCAACCTCGTTGACTAGGGGTGGTAAAGCTCCTTGACTAGGGTGGTCAACCTCGTTGACTAGGGGTGGTAAAGCTCCTTGACTAGTCAAAGGCGGCAATTCCTCCCATTTTTCAGAGTGCAAAATGTACAAATTTGAAGAATGCCCTTTTGATGTTTTTCTTTCCTTAATGCTGATATACCCCATTTCAGCCAATTTTTTAGTATGACCAATTGCCGTTTGGCGGGATATTTCACATTGTTGAGCCACTTTTTTGTAGCTTGGATAACAAACACCCTCATCATTGGCATTGTCAGCCAGTTTGATAAGAAGCAGTTTTGTGAGAGGATTGCCGACTTTGGCATTAAATGCCTTGTCCATTAGTTTTATGCTCATGCACCCACCGCCATAAAATATGCTTTATAAACTTTGCCGGTTCGCTCATCGTGAACGAACTCGTCTTCAATCGGATAACCACGCTCTTTTAAATCATAAATACGGGCTGAAAGGCGCATACCACCAAATAGCCTTAATGCTTCAAGGGAGGTGAGCCGTCCACCGTTTTTCATAAATGCCAAAATCCTCGCATTCTGCGATTGACTTGTTTTTTCGTTTGGATTAACATTTTCCATAGATTAAATTTTCCTATTTATCTACTAACCACCGCTGCAACGGTGGTTTTTTATTGCCCTAAATATTATTTTTTCTTACAATCCGAACCATCTTTTTCATTCAGAGGTTCATTATGGATATTTCCGCTATCTTCACTTCCGCCAAAACCACTCTTGACTTGCTCTCCGGTATGGAAAGCAATACTGTTTTGAGTGAGAGGGTTGCCTTGCTCAAGGATCAGATCGAAATACTCCGATATGCTCACGAAGCGACTCAAAAAGAACTGACCGAGACAAAAGAAAAGTGCGCCAAACTTGAGAATGAAATAGCGGCTTACCGCGCAACTGAACAATTTGTCTTTGAACACGGAGCGGCGTTTAAAAAATCCCCGAGCGGCTACATCAAAGCGGTGTATTGTCCCAATTGTCTTACTGTTGCCGGCGGTAGCATTTTTAGTTTTCCGTTTCAGTGCGGAAACTGTAAATGGTGCAGCATGTTTAAGATTGGCGAGTTTGATCGTATTTTTAATTCGTTGCCGTAAACCCATTACTTCTCCTAAAATAGAGCGTTTTTATTGCCCTAAATACTTCTCTCTTAACCGCTCATCTAAGCCATTTAGTGACAGGAGTAATAACTCAAACTCCCTTCTCGAAATCGCAATATGCGTTTCTTTATCAAATAACCCGAAATCAAGTGCGGTCAAAAAATTCAACGTTTTTACCATCTCATTGTTCGCCACAAATCGACTTAACGTGGACGGATCGCAATCCATTCGTCCAGCTACCTCAATTTGTTTCTGACGGTAGTATTTCTCCATAACAGGATCAGAAAGTTCTCTTGCCGATCCCAATAACTTATTGCGTGCCATTGCACACTCCTTTGGTTAAATTAACCCCATACATCGGGACGTAGCTCAGCTTTCTTTACAGCTTTATCGGTAACAATTTCGATTTTTTTAGCCAGATAAATAGGAATTCTTGATTGACCAGTTTCTATCTGCCTTAAAAATGATTTAGATATACCGATCTTTCTCGCAAAGTCAGCTTTAAATCCACGGGGGCGATTTGCTAAATAGTTTTTCAGTTTCAATTTCACCTCCGAACTAAAAACTAAATTCAAGTTTAGCATTTTATAAATATAAAAGTAAATAAAATTTAGTTTTTGCTAGTTTAGCTACTACTAAATATCATTAGTGAAATAGGAGAACTGTATGAATCTAGATAAAGAAACACTTACAAAGACAAGACGAGAAAACTTAAAGAAATGGTTTTCAGATAAAGTCGTGCCGGAAAAAGATAGAAGCTATGTATCACAACTGATAAGCGGTAAAACCCCCTCTTTTGGAGAAAAGGCAGCAAGAAGACTAGAATCAGAAAATGGAATGCCTCAGTTTTATCTAGACATACAACAAGTGGGAGCAACAAGAAATGTGGCATCAAATGTAAAAGAGATCGGTGCATTTGAACTATGGGATCGTCATACACCAATGAATGACGATGAATATGCCGTGCCTTTTTATCAGGATATTCGCTTTGCTGCCGGTAATGGTTTTGCAGACGATATAGCCGACTACAACAATTTCAAACTACGTTTCTCTAAAGCCACATTGAGAAGACAAGGCGTACAATATGAAAATGCAGTCTGTGTTGTAGCAGACGGAAATTCAATGGAACCGGTAATTCCTGACGGCTCTACGGTAGGCATCGACCTTGGAAATAAAGTGATTCGAGATGGGAAAATCTATGCAATCAACCACGGTGGATTATTACGCATTAAGCTACTCTACAATATGCCGAATGATCAAGTAAAAATCCGCAGCTACAATAGCGAAGAACACCATGACGAAGTTGCAAATTTACAAGATATTACCGTTCTAGGGAAAGTTTTTTGGTACTCTGTTTTGTTATAAGTAGCAATAGTGCATAGGCAGGGAAGAAAGTCTTAAAAGAAAATAGGTTTTATATATGGCATTAAAATATAAAGGTTTTGATTTCATTGGGTTTATTGGTGTATGTCTGTCTGCTTATGGTATCTTTCAAAATAATGAAAATAACCTTTTATTAGCAGGATGGTTTGCGGCGTTATTACTTTGGATTGGACATATTATTGATTCACTTCTTTCTTATAACCTGCATAGTAAGAGAGAACAAGAAATTGATAAACTTAAAATTTTAAATGATAAGTTGAATAAAACTATTTCCAGCCTACAAGTTGAATTAAACACATCAAAAAGGACTATTGAAAACCAACAATATATGATTACTCAAATGTATCAAAATAATGAAACATCCTATCAGCCAATACCAAGACAAACTAACTAGGAGTAATTATGGAAAATTTAAATTTTAATCATTTTAATTATTATCCAACATTACGCTCTCGTGTAGCTGAAATAGCAGCCTTGCGAGAATTAACCAATGATAGAAAAGATAAGATTATACCTCTAATTACATTGCATAACTGGTTACAGTACGGATTTGACAGAGCTGTTACTAATATTGAAAATGCTTTCCCTGATAGGCCATTCTTTCTTGATTTACCTCAAAAATCTGACTTTTCTGTTTGGAATAAAATGGAATCCAATTCACCAGAAAGTTTTTCCTTGAAAAATGAATCCTCAAATTTTTATGAATGGACTCAATTTGTCGATCAACATCAATACGCTATTCCAGTTGTGCAACTATCTTCTCGCCAGAGGGCTGTCACACAACAAGCGATATATTTCGAAAATAATAAGCATAAACTAGCATTTCGGATTAGAGATTATTTGCAGGATACTCATCTTGTAATTAATGCTATTTCAGCTCTACAAGATATCAATAACGTGATTGTTTTTATTGATTGTCAATATATTCGAGATAATTTTTTACATCATCAAAAAATGTGTATTAATACAATCAATCAATTAAGATCTCAGGAACCATCTTTGACTATTTGTGTATTATCTACAAGTTTTCCTATTTCACCTGCACAATTTACTGATAATACAGGCACTGGCAGTATTGATATGCTAGAGCATCTACTTTTTAATAGTATTGGTGGGGAAAATGTGGCGATATATGGGGATCATGGTTCTATTCATTCTGTCATCTACGATGATGATAGGAATTATGCTTGGTCTGCACGAATTGACTTACCATTGAACAATGAATGGATTATTAACCGAATCGCAGGTACTAAAGGAGATGGTTACCCAGAAATAGCTAGAAGATTAATTGAACAATATCCACGCCTAAAAAAACCCGATAACTGGGGTGAACAACGAATTTTATCCGCTGCTACAAATGGAGAATATGCAAAAGCTCCCGCACCTTGGATTTCAACTAGGATGAATATCCACCTGTCAAAACAAATTGATTATTGGAACGCTGAATATGATATAGATCCGTATGATGAGTTACTAGAAGCTAGAGCCTTAGGGTTTATCGACGAAGTATAGGGCGTACTTTTAGTCCTGATGGAAGGGTAATAAACCCTTCCTCATTTAAGTTAATATCACTCTCTTTCAAAACCATTTCCAGCGTTTCTATAGGTTTTGACTGTTGTTTTAATTTTTTTTCTCTTCTATCTGTCTGAATTTGAGAAAATCGTTGTTTTAAATAAATTAATAGAAAGTTTCTAACTTGTTCATCATTTAAGGATAATGCTCTTTCAATTAATTCATCTTTAAGACCTGTTACTTTTAATTTATAAGCTTTTAATAAAGATCTCAATCCAGCTACATTTAAAAAGCTCAACCAGTTTAATTTAGACAAAGGCTGATAGATAGGCGCTTGACGCTCGATCAGGTTTTCACCATCAAACTCCCATATGCCAATTCTTAAAGGCACCATTTTCATAACATTATTTAAATGCTTTGTTGCACAAACAACTGTAACAGTTTCAAAGTATTGTGCATAAGTCTCTAACTGACCAGCTAATCGACGTAGAGAATCCTGTTCACTTTTTATTTCAAATCCTGAGAGTTTTCCATTCGCCATAACAAGATCGATACGGCGAGAAAAATTAGCGACAGGCAACTCAGAAAGAAACTCTGTGTGGGTTCCTTTATGTTCCCTAGCAAGTTTTTGCTGTAGCTTTTCTCTAATAAAAATCTCGTTCATAACGCTCTTAAAGTTAAAAAATTGGTTTATTCTACACAAAATACATTATGAGTAACACGCCTAATTAATGCCAACTGATCATTTCCTCATCAATCAGTTCCTACAAAAATTCTGTCCAATTCTATCAATTACACTTTCTTTCTTCCATCTCTTGATTAAAAAACAAGCAATCAAACTACTTTGCTAAAAATTTATTTCTTTAAAAATCAAACATATACTAAATACACAAAAAGAAAAACTAAATTTCAACTAAATAATACTTTACTAAATATTTAGTATTTGCTAAATTAACCACATCAAAACAAAACACCCACCTAGCAAGACAAAGGCTGAAAGCGAAAGCAAGCGGAGACGGTGGGGACCCGAAAGGGATTGTTCTTTAAAAATTGAGATGAAATAAAAGCCCCTTTCGGAGCTTTAGTATTAGATTCGTTCAATAGGTGTGAGTTGATTTGTGGATTTAACCAAATCAATAGCATGTGCGCAGTCGCTATAATTTTTATAGCCTTCCCCGCTAATTGCTATGGTTTGTCCGTTACGCGCTTTTAGGCGCCAACGCCATTCTCCACATGAATCAACATAAATTTCAAATTTCATAAGGAACTCCCAATGAAAAAGTATTTATTCCACTATTACTTTCAAGGCTCTCAATGGTGCTGCGATGTTTATGCAAACAGCCCGGAAGAAGCCAAAGAAAAAATAAAAGCAATGTCCCAAGCGATCTATGATGGCGAACACCGAATGACTATCCCCATTCCGGTTAAAGAGCAATCTTGGATTGCAAGGTTAATCACTAGATTACTGCAAAGGTAAGTTTATTTCATCTCAATTTATGCTCTTTAACAGATTGAATAACACTCTTTAGCCCTAACGGGTACGCAAGCTAGGCGTGGGTGGCTGAGGTAACAAGCACAATGTTTTTCATTGTTTACCGCATTTTCTTTTAATTTGGCTGAAACTGATTCGACCATTACAACGTAATGCAATTTGACGGATTAAGCGGATTATCACATTAAGTGCGGTAAACAATGGAAAAGAGAGAAAAGGGGTCAGAAATGGCAACAATAAAAAACTTAAAAGGCGAAGAAATCGCTGAAATTCGTATTTTCGGTAAGAAAAAGGTAGGACGGATCGCAAGAATGTTTGAAAAGTCCCGAAACATTACCTCCCTTTGGGAAAAGGCGGTAGTAAAACCGAGTAAAGTTGATAGTGCAATCAACCTTGCCGGCAGAGAGAAAAAGCTGATTGATGTCGCAAATTATCACTGCATAAAAGGCAAGGTTAAATCAACAATGGTTCGAGCCAAAGAACGCCGACAAATGGGTTGTCGGGAGTTGGTAATGTAAAAAGAACGGACTCTCTTATTACCTTTCGAGTGAGTGGGTGAATCGTAGTGAAGCTGACAGCAAATGTTACTTTCTAGAGGTAACTAGCAAGTCCCACATAAATAGTAAAGGTAGCTTGAGCCTTGCAAGCATAAAGAAAGGCAACCACCCAAAACCGCTCTCAAACCCTGTGCGAAACAATTCGCCCAATCTTCTTGAATCTACTCCGTCGAGAGCGGTTTTTGATGGTTTAGTTAGTCATCATTCCTTAGGTTTGCCCACTGTAACAGGTGGGCTTTTTTATACCCAAAATTCAGCAAAGGAAAAACTATGTGCGAATGTATTAATGATTACAAATTAAAACTAGCCGAACATTTGAAAGAACAAGGTATTGAATTGGTTGGCGGTGTATCTCTTAACACTGTATTTCCCACCAGAAATTGGGAAGTTATTGGAGAAAGAACCGTAGTAGAGGTTGAATATTTTGAGAAAAAAACCTCAAGAAACGGCAATGTTCGTGAAGTAAAACGTAAAACAAAAGTTATCAACGACTATTGCCCATTCTGTGGCAATAAATATGAATAAGGAAACAACATGAACAAACGACAAAAACGCCGTAAGCGGCAACAACGAAACCAAACTGCTCTAAGAGCAAAAACCGTATTGATTAACGAACCACCGAAAAAGGAAACCACTATGCACAAATCCACTCTTGAATTTTTAGCCTTTCTTGGCAAAGCCTTTTTGATTTTGCTCGGTACGGTAACCGTCTTAATTGCTGTCTTTGGTATCGCCCAAGCATGGAGCAATCCCACCGACTGGCACAATCACGAAATCAGTGAGCAAATCAGCCAACAGGCCCGAGCCGAAGCCCGAAAACTTTGGCGTGAGGAAAACGGCGACTGGCAACCGAATTTAACCCCACAGGCGGAACAGGAACTCCTCCACTACACCGCACAAAAACAAGCGGAAATCGACCGCACTTTTAAACGATAGGAGCAAACAAAATGACCGCTACATCAAACGACTACTACGCACAACTTGACGCAGCTTATCAAAAGCACCTAGATGACCTCGCCGCTTGGGATGAAGCCCTTGAAGAAGAAATCCAAGCCGTTAAAGCCGATGCGGAGGATGAAGATGCCGACGTTATCTATGCGATTAATCAATACCATATTGATAACGGTGAAGAACTGGAATTGCATTATTTAGCCTATGGTTCCGGTGCATTTGACAAGCTGATTGAACAACGAGATCGAGCCATTGCTTATGTAGCAAAACAACGTCTCGAAAAACGAATGAATGAGTACGACCCTGATTAAGTGAGGTGAAAAATGACAGACACTCAAAACACGCCTGTTAAACAACAAACTACCCCGGTAAAATTATCCGAATGTAAAAGTCTAAAAGAATTTTTAAACCACCCGATTATTCTTGAAAAAGTGAAATCATTGGTGAATAAAAATGCGGCAACCTTTACAACGAGTATTATGCAAATTGTAAATAACAATACGATGCTAAAAACTGCCGATCCAATGAGTATCTTCAATGCAGCTTGTATGGCGGCAACGCTGAATCTACCGCTACAAAATGGGTTGGGTTTCGCTTATATCGTCCCTTTCCGCAACAATCGGGAAAAGAAAACCGAAGCACAATTCCAAATCGGCTATAAAGGATTAATCCAACTGGCTCAACGTAGCGGACAATTTAAGCGATTAGTTGCTGTTCCGGTTTATGAAAAACAACTTATTGAAGAAGACCCAATTAACGGTTATGTGTTCGACTGGAAACAAAAACCGGAACAAAACGAAAAACCGATTGGCTACTATGCTTATTTCCAACTGGTGAATAGCTTCACTGCTGAATTATATATGACTGAGGAAGAAGTCGATCAACATGCACAACGCTATTCCCAAACCTACCGCACCTATTTGCAGAAAAAGGCGGAAGGCAAATGGGCAACCAGTGTTTGGGCGGAAAACTTTGAACAAATGGCATTAAAGACGGTGATGAAACTCTTGCTTTCCAAGCAAGCTCCGCTCTCTGTTGAAATGCAAAGTGCGGTATTAGCCGACCAAGCCGTCGTGAAAGATGCGGAAAATGCGGAATTTAGCTATGTTGATAATATCCAAGATGCAGACTTTACCGAATTAACCGTCAGCGATGAAGCCTTTGAGAAGTGTAAACAAAACATCATCAACGGTGAAACCACCTTGCAAGAATTGTGTGATAGTGGCTTATATGAGTTCAGCCAAGAACAGATCATTGAATTAGAAAAATTGGAAAGTCAGAAAAGTGAGTAAATTACTACTGTCCTTTAGACAAAAGGAATATTACCACCTTATACAATCTCAATCGTTAGAACGATCTGAAGATTTAGCATACTCTTTCAAAAAGCAAGCTTTAAAAGATGGGGTGAGTTGGTATAACGATTCTCCCCAATGCTGCCCTTTTCGAACAATAACGCCTTTAGCAAGCAACGAAATCACATCAGGAGTGGAATCAAGGGCTTTAGGGCGAAAATGATTCTCTGTGATAGAGTAAACAATCTCGATTTCATCGTCAGAAAGTGATTCTAAAACAGCCTTATTTTTATAGAACCTATTGATTTCTTCTGCCTTTTTAACAATAGGTTTTGTTACTAAAATCCAAATCATCGTCGCAACACAAGCAAACACAAATGAACCAAAGTTTGCTAGGGTGAACCAATCGGGGAAAAAGGCAGGTGTTTTAGCGTTAAGATATAACGCCCATTCAGGTGGCATAAACGCAAAGCCCACAAACAAGAACACAAGAAACATAGTGAAATGACCAAATAAAATGCGTAAAACAAGCGTATTGAGTAAAGTCGCAACCGCTTCCATATTCAAGTTCCTAATTGTGAGTAGTGATGTGCTTGCAATTATATTCCTTGGAGTAGTGATGTGCAACAAGGCGAGCTTGCCCCTCGTAAAAAGGGCATTGACACCTCCGCCCTTTCGGATTAAGATAACCGCACTACTAAATCAAGTCGGTTATTTTCGCTCCGATACAAAGCGGTTTTTTTATGCCTAAAATTTAAATGTGCAGATCTGCACATTTCAGTGGTCGGGTCGAGAGAACCTAATACAAAACCCGAAAGGGGAATAAGTTCCGCCAGCTTGATTTGGTAGTTGAAGCCCGATCAATCCTACTAAGATTGATCGAACCACTAATTTAATCAAGGGGCATAAAATGTCAAACTTAGCAATTCTTAATACATCAATTCGTGATGTTGAAAATTTATATTCTTTAAACGATTTTCATCAAGCCAGTGGCGGAAAAGATAAACACCGTCCAACTTTCTTCATTCGTTTAGATACCACAAAAGAGCTGATTGAAGAAATCCAAAAAGAAGATCCAACAGCAACACCGCTAAAAACCCTACGAGGCACACACGGCGGAACATACGCCTGCGAAGAACTTGTTTTAGCCTACGCAATGTGGATTTCCCCGAAATTCCATTTAGTCGTGCTACGGGCATTTTTGGCAATGCACCGGAATGAACCGAAACAACTCGCTTTGCCTGAACCTAATTATCGTCTCGATCACATTTCCCAAAGCGAAGAAGCCTTAGCCCTTTTCATCAGAATGTATAGCTTTTGTTTCCAAGCTCACGAAATGCAAGAAAAACTACGTGGCACTAACATTCCAAAACAAATGGAAAATGAGATTGGCGGGCAGTATCTCTACAATTTCAAATATCCGCTTGAACAAACAATGGCAAAAGCCAAACGGTTTATTCAATCCAACACCGAACGATTGGCATTAGTCAAAGCCTTTCACCAGTTACTTGATTAAAACTTAATTAAAACCGACCGCACTTTTCTCCGTGAAAATCGTGTGGCGGTTTCTTGCACCCAAATTTCAGCAAAAGGACGAAAAAATGTTCAAGAAAGGTTTAAAAATTGTGCTTGCCGTGTTTGTCATTATCAGCGCATACCAACTGGATTTAACTCACGACTACGATGGGAAAATTTGCAACATTCAACAATAAGGAATAACAATGTATCAATTCAAAGCCCGATGTT